TTGGATAGTTCTGATATTTCGGACGATTTGTTGAATATGTATATTCGTGACGGCTATTACCGCATATTGGACCTTGAGAAGCGTTGGAAGTTTTTGGAGAAAACTTTTACTTTTAACACGGTTACGAGTCAGCGGGCTTACACGGTCGCCAATTTCACCGCCGACCCCGTTAGCGAGGTTATTTCCGTCGTGGACAACACGGCTATCGGCAATCGTTTGGACAGGATTGGTTTTGACATGGCTGAACAAACCTATGTCGGCAGTTACGACATTTCGGGCAATCCTTTGTTTTATGCGGTATGGGATGGTCAGATTCATTTGTATCCGAAACCGAACAATGTTCGAACTTTGACCTGTCGTGGCTATCGGGAACCCACCGACTGGATTACCAGTGGGGGCAATGTGGATGCGTCCAAGAATTTGCATTTGCCGTTGGTTTATTATGCGTGCAGTCGCATCTATCAGCGGCTTGAGGATACTGGTATGTCGGCTGAATATAAGCGTGCTTTTGACGAGGGTGTTGCGTTGGCACGCAACGCCGAAATCAAACCCGTCAGCCACGCCCATTTGGTTTTGTCGCACGGACAAACCAGAGGCAGACCAACCTTCAAGGGTTGGATGCAGGACCTTGGCAGAACGCTCAAAAACTCATGACTATCGGCATCTATGAGCAACAGGATTTCACTGGTGGGCTGAATTTGCGTGCCGACCAGTTTCAGTTGGCTGAAAACGAATCCCCGAGGATGCTGAATGTTGATGTGGACCCCAGAGGCGGCGTATTCAGTCGTGGCGGATACATGACCATCAACAGCACCGTTGTATCCAGTTGGAATCCGCACAGGTTGTTTCGTTTTGACGGTGAGACACCGCAAATAATGTTGTCCAACGACACCAAGGTTTATCGTTCCACTGGTTCAAATTTTTCTACTTTACAATATTCGTCTGGCAACGACATCGCCATCGGTTCGAATTTTGGTGCGGGGTTCGCCCAATGGGGCAAAACTTTGTATATTTCCACTGGCACCAGCGGCAACGGCGGCTACAAGTGGCTGACCGCCAATACCTTTGCTACGGCTTTGACCGCCAGCGGTCCAACTTTTCAACCATACGCCTCCCCCACAAGCGGGTACATGCCGTGCGCAAAGTTGCTGGCTGTCCACGCCAACAAAATGTTCGCCGCCAACACGATAGAAAACGGTGTCACATACTCGAATCGTGTGCGCTGGTCGCACGATTCCCTGCCCGAGGATTGGATGACCGACGACTATTTGGATGTTGAGGGTGGCGGCGACGGGGTTACTGGTTTGGCTGTTGTCGCTGGTCAATTGATTATTTTCAAACCGAGAGCCATTTTTGTGTTGTTCGGCTACGATTCCGCCAGTTTCACAATCGTCGAACTGTCCAACCGTTTGGGGATTGACACGCCCCGCAGCGTGGCACAATCCGATGTCGGTCTATATTTTTTTTCGAACCCAGAAGGGTTCCATTATTACAACGGTTCCAACATCAGAAACATTTTCAAACAGTTGCAACCAATCGTAGATTTGAATTATTTGGATGTGACGACAAAACCCGTTGATGTTTCTTGGGTGAATAATCGTGTTTGGTTTGCGGTGCCGTATTCCGCCACTGGTGTCGCCGCCACGAAGGCGACGGTGAATTTTGTTTTCGACCCGTCCATCAATGTCGCTGGCGCCTACACGATGTTTCAGTCGTCGGATTCGTATGGTTTGCTTGGCGGCATCAACTGGGAAAATTCCAACGGCAAAGCATACGGTTTGTTGTGCCACGCCAACATCGGGCGGGTTGTTTCGGTGGACAACCACAGCGAAAAACAGGACAATTTGGATGGCACATCTTCAAGTTTTTCCACCTATTATCGGACCAAATGGTTTGACGCTGGTTCGTATATCCAGAAAAAAATGTTTCGCCGACCCGATTTTGTTCTCAAGGAACCCGACAGCACCACAGTCATCACCGTTGATGTGTACCACAATTTTGATGAGGCGTTGGGCAGCGCCCGCAGAACCTTCAATTTGACTTTGACCCCCGACACCACCGCCATGAAATGGGGTAGCGGTGTGTGGAACACTGGTTTGTGGGGTGCTGGCGCAGCCAGTGCGGTTGTCAAAACTGGTTCCAACTTGGGTCTTGCCAGATGCGTCCAATTGGAGTTCATTGGTGAGTCGGGCAAAAATTGGGGCATCAACAGTATCGGTTACAAATTTCAGTCACGAAGGGTCAAGGGTTAATGTCTACACTTACTATTCCTTATACTTTTGTTAGTGGCACTACTGCGGTTGCGGCAGAGGTCAATAGCAATTTTTCCAACATAAAAACTTTTTGCGAGGCGCTGGCTGCTGGCACCAACATTGACACTGGCGCCATCAGCAGCGGCGCTTTGGCGTCCACAGGTGTCACGGCTGGCTCGTACACGACGGCGAACATTACGGTTGATTCCAAGGGACGCCTGACGGCAGCCAGCAGCGGCACCAGCGTTTCGGGCGATAGCGACCAACTGGTGTTGGGTTCGCAGGTGTTCGGCTGATGGCTGAAAACTACAACATTCCTTTGGTCAATGTTTTGGCGGGCGCCAATGCGGATGTGTTGCGCCAAATTTTTATTGATATCACCAAACAGTTGAACGAAATAAACATCGAGTTGGAAAAACTAAAACAAAAACAAAATAATTGATTATGAGCATAACAAATTATTATGGCGATTACGGGGTGTCCGAGGCGACCGCTTTGCGGCGCCGACAGCGTGCCAGTCTCGCCAATCAGGCTGCGGCGTTTCAGGGACAGAAACGGGGGGCACGCCGATTGGAGGACATCAGCCGTGTCTATTCCGAAAGTTATCAGCCGCTGGTTTCCAGTTTCGGTCGGCGTGGCTTGGGTGGTCCGAACATCCAATCGGGTATCCGCCGTTCAAGTCTCAGCAGGTATGCGGAAAAATTCCAACGGGATTTGGGTGCCGAAACACAAAACATTCAGGCTGATTTGAACAATATTGCGATGCAGGAGGCTGATTCGCAGGCGGACCTTGAGGATTATATTGCGGAGTTGCGCCTCCGCAAGGCTCAACAAATTATGGCTACGGCTGCTGGTTTGCAGCAGTACGCCTCCTATTAGGGACCACTAGGAACACACAGGAGATTATTGTGGGCAAAGCAAAAAAGGGCGGCAAAGGCGGCGCAGGTAAAGGCATCCAAACCGAGGCTGACCGTCTTGCCGCTATCGCTAACGCTTATGGGATACCGACTGCTGGTGGTCGTGTCACCAGTGCGGCTCTTGACGCCGCCGCCAAAAAGCGTGCGCTGGCGGCGGAGGCTGCCCGTGCAAAGGCTCAAGCAAAGTATTGGAAAGACAAATTAAAATCGAAAGACAAATGGGACCCCGACAAGCCAAAGAACGGCAAAAACGGCAAGGGCAAGGGCGGCGAAGGCAAAAGTAGTGGCTTAACCGAGGCAGAGCGTTTGGCTAACGAACTTGCACGGTTGAAAATTAAAGCCGAAATGGACAAGGCTGACCGTGAGGCACAAAAAGTTTTGGATGATGCCGCAGCCTCGGCGGAAGAGAAAGCGGAGGCGATTGCCGAACGGCAACGCAAATTCGCCGCCTACAGCGACATTGCCAACATTTATGCCGCCCAAGGAAAACAAACCGATACCCTTTATGGTACACAATTGGAGGGTTTGCCGTCACGCAAACAAGGGGATTTGGATGTGTTGCTACAGGCGGTGTCCGCTGGTCAAAAACAGATTACTGACACCGAAAACCAGTTTTTGTCCTCGCTGGTTAAACCCAAGGCGTATTCCGATGTGCCGTTGGTGGATTTGTCCACGACCCAGCCCGTTAATCCGTTGCTGGGTGCTTTGGGTGCCGAGGGTGCCAGCACGGCTGGCGTCACTGGTCAATCGGCTATGGATGCCGCATTGGCGGCACAATACGCACAATTGGCACGCAACACCGCCAACCAGTTGAATGTTGGCGCACAAAACTATATGACTGCTTTGCGCAACGCTGGTGTCGGCGCCGCCGCAGCGGGACGCCAAGAGTTGGCTCAAAGCCAAACACATTATCAAAATTTAATCAACGCCAAATACGCCGATTTGGCTAATCAGTTGGCTATGCAACGGCTACAAGCCCAACAGGAAGCAGATATTCGCACCGCTCAGGCTAAGGCTGAAGCGGCGATATACGGGGAAACACCCAAAAAAGAACCAGAGTCACAACCACAACCACAGCCACAGCCACAGCCACAACCAGTGGTTGCACAGCCA